TAACTGTGCTGACTTACACATGAAGGATGTTAATTCAACAGCACCACCTGCATAACCAGGAAAGTTAATAGTAGCTTTAAAGAGGTTAGGACGAGCACCGCCACCAACTAGTTTTGATTTAAAATCATCAACTCCTAGGATCGCCATGATTAACCTCCAATTTCGTTAAAGTCTACACCAGAGCGAGTCGCAATGAAGTTCAACGTAATGAAGTTGATAGAGCGATTTGGCTTAATGTAGATATCGCCAACAAACTGGTTGCTGTCGATAATGTCTGATGTGTTGTTTGTGTCATCGCAAACAACCTTAAAGTCTGTTACACCACGACGGCCCTTAACATCACGTAGGAAAGGTTCTACCATGTTACGGAACATTGCGCGTGTAAATTCATCGTTAAACTCGAACAATTGAGCACGAGCTGCTGTTGAGATTGCTTTCTCAAGAACAATGAATAGACGACGTACGTTGATACGATCGAATGCAGATGGTTTAGCTAATAGAGTGCGGTCACCAAATAAGATTGTACCTTCACCAGGGAATGATACGATTGGGTTAACACGCTTCTTATATAGATCATCACGTTGTAGTTGAGTTGGGTTAAACGCTAAGCGTGTAATACCAAGTAACTGACCGCGTGTTAGACCTGCTGGAGAGAACCAAGGATCTGCTGATGCGTCTGTACGAGCACATAGACCAGCAACGTGACCAGAAGCTGGAACGTTGATGTATGCATCGTTGTACTTGTCATACATTTTAACTGCTGTAGAATCTACAACACCGTATGAAGTACCTGTTAATGTTTCTGCAAATGCGATAACTGCAGCTTTTGGATCTGCGTTACCAACTGTAGCAGCAACGTATGGAGAGATTGTAGCGATACAATCTTGACGGCTAGTTGCAATTCCTAAAACATAGTTAGCAACTGATGTAGCGTCTGCTAATGTTGTTGGAAGAACTGGACCAATTAGTAGATTAACATCTACTGCTGTTGCGTCGTTAAATAAAGCGTAACCTGATTGAATGTTAGCAGGTGTTGTGCTTGTTGCGTCTACACCACCAGTTAATGAGTAATCAATCTGTGGGTCTGTGTTTGTAAATGTAGTTGTACCAGCAGAACCAGCGTTTGTGAATTCTGTTGGGTGATCTAACCACCAAATGTACTTAGATTGTTGGTTAAGTACTTCGCGATAGTAGTTTGTTGAACCATCGTCGTTTTTAGCTCCAGTTGCGACTGAAAGGTACGCAAATTTTTCTAAAACTGTACCAGCGATTCCTGACCAAGCACCATCTTCATCTACAACTACAACGTGTACTTCGTCTCGTGAACCACCTAAGTCGTTAACGTAATCTGATGTACCTGGCGCTGTATCGAATAGGGCTTTATAAGTCCATGATTCGAAAGCAGCTGTTGTAGCCGCTGCAGCACAAACAGAAACTTTTAAAGAGTTTCCTAATGTACCTGCATACTTTGCAGCAAAGAAGTTGCCGTCGTTAGTACCGACCGCTGTGAAAGTATTGTCATAGTTTGTAGCGTTTTTAATTAAAGGAGCTGTAGCACCATTCGCTGCGTTTTTATACGCGGCGTTAGGAATACGAACTACCCTTAATGCGCTAGAGTATTTTAAGAATGAAGCTGCTGTAAAAAAGTCTGCAGAATTTGATGTTGTTGGAACACCAAATGTCTCAGCCAGCTGCTTCTCGGAAGAGATATCAGTGATCTCTTCAATCGGTCCCCAAGTGAAGTTACCTGCGAATGCTCCAATAGAAGAGGAAACAGCAGGTACTACATTTGTGAGGTCGATTTCGCGTACTTGTACGCCTGGAGAAACTTGAAAGGCCATTTTCCTCTACCTCGTAGTTAGATAATAAGTTATGATTGAGTGCATGATATGGAGCATAATAAGTATTTATTCACTTCTAGCTATATTTATAATTTCTCTATCTTAACCATTGTAACCTCAGGATCCTTAGATATATCATAAGCTTCCTTATCATCGTCATGGATTTCCATTGGTTGAGGTTCAGCAGGTTTTGGCTCATCAATGTTAAAAGCTTGCATTGGTTCTAACCAAGGTTGTTCTCGCTTCTTTAGCTCCATGTTTGCAGCAATCAATAGAAGAATTGCTAGCGGGTCAAACACAAAGATTATAAGAATAATCATTAATCGAACCGCTTTACCAATTACCTCTTCAGACGATTCGCCATAGACCAATTCAGCTACGTACTTAATAGGTCCTACCTCTGCTTCGATCTTTGATAACTCTGCAGCAAGAGGCGCTCGTTCTTCACTAAGTTGAGCAATAGTTTTCTGTTCGGTTGCAATCTCAGAAAGTAATCTAGTACGTTCTTTGGCTTGTCCTCTTCGTATCGCAACTGCTTTATCAGCACCCTTTTCATCTGTGCTTCGACCCATAATTTGGTCCACAGCCTCATCCATTTGTTTGAGTGCTTTGCGATTTGCATCTATGTTCTCCTTAGCAACTTTAATCTTTTCATCGTATATTGCAACCTTAGATGCGGATCCACCAATAATAACTGATTGATCAAGGTGTGCCTTTGATAGGTAACCAAAGATACCCATCGATGTGATGATTGAAAGAATAACTACAGCTGCGGTAAAGTAATACTTTAGAATGCGTGACGCTGTGTTCCAATTACGATAAACCCAAGATGCAGCTACCAACTTACCAATACCTAACGCAGCGCCCATGATGATGGAGGCTACAGGCTGTGATGAGAATATTGATACTAATCCTGCGATTGAATAAAATTCAGCTACTGCTGAGATAGCAATAGCCGATGAAAATAAGATTACTGCGAAATTCATTAGAATCTTCCTGTCTTAAACCTATCGTCTAAATGATCTTCAATGTTCCAAAGTTGACCATCTTCATCGACAATGGTTGTTTCTTCTCTACCATCTTCTATAAATCCAAACGGTAATACTTCATCTTCAATCTGTTTTGCTTGCTGAGCGTAAATGAAAGATCTCATGTTACTGTCAAGCATCTCCGTAAACATTGGTGTAGTAGCAAACCAACCAAACAGAACTAAGTTCATCATTAAGTCGTCATGACCATTAGATGATGCTTCGTATGATTGACCTTTTGCAACAAATGTAGACATCTCAACGATTGTGTCTGCATCATTAATGTCAATCTTATTTTGCTCAACTAAGTCTTTAATATTTGAGCAACCAATTCTTTTAACTTTCTTGTCCATGAAAACACCAATTCCATCTGACTTAACTGTAGATGAAACGTATGTGTTCTCATACTCAAGATCGTAATAAAGTCCATTACATACAACTGTACCCTGATCATTGTTCTCAATGACAACGATTGCGTTATTATATAACCTAGCGTATTTTCTTAATATGTCTGGGTACAACAACGGTGAGATCATATTATCTCTAAAAGTTGCGACCTGTTTAAATGGACGACAGGTAATATCTATAACGTTAAATGTAGAGTAGTCTTGCCCCCTACCTTTAGAGACGTCCACAAACATCATGTATGTATGATCTGGAGTAGACTCACCTGTCTCCTCGTTCTTACTTGCTTTAACAGGTGTCTCATAAACATTAACACCATTCATTGAGTAGATTGGTTGTTTTGCTTTCAACTTTAATAACGTATTAGCGTTGATGAGAGTGTTACCAGTGCCGTGGAAGTTATTGCCAAATTCTTGGTCAAACTGAAGCTCTGATGTGTTGGCAATTGTTGTGCGTTTCCATTCTTCATCGCGTCCAGGAACGTCCCACCAATCAACTCTAAAAGGCTTATACTCATTTGTGCTTTGAACAGCACCTTCCCATAACTTATGGAATACATTACCAATACCATTTGCGGTAGATGTAATGATAACGCGTGTGGATTTACCTGCAGTAACTACTGGGTAAGTAGATGTATAGAATCGTGCATCGTTCTCAACGAATGCAAACTCGTCAAGGAATAATAGGTTAACTGACATACCACGAATAGAAGAACCTGATGTTGCAGATGACACGATTCGTGAGTTATTAGAGAACTCAATTGAACGACGGTTTAGTGATTTACAACCAGGCTGCAAGAAGAATGGTAAGTTCTCTAATGCAAGTGTGATACGTCCAATCATTTCCTGCGCTGTGGAGCCTTTGTTTGCAAGCACAGCGATTGTTTGCTCTGGCTTAAAGATTGCGTACCAGAGAATATAAACAACTGAGGAGATTGATTTACCTGACTGACGGCAGGCTAGAACGATTGAGAAGCGATTCTCATTGAAATGAGAAAACATCTTTTCTTGATAAGGATAAAGATCGAATGGAACTAAACCTTTATCAAGAGAGATAACCTTAACGTACTTTCTTGCAAAGTACGCAGGATCATGCATACAACGAATATATTCTTCAAGCTCGTCTTTAGTAAAAGACTGCTCAACGCCGTCACGTTTGACTAGCGGATTACCGTTGTATCCGAACTCATTATTCTTAAGGGTTTGAATTGTCGTCGACATCAATCACCTTTGCTTTATTCTTTTGTTGATCAAGAATAAAACGCTGTAGGTCTGTAGTAGAACCTACGAATACATTATTATTTGTGACGTTAGGATTTTTAGAAGAACCTTTAGATGGTTCCTTTAATACTCTTAGACGTTTTTGAAGTTCAAGAAGTTTATCGTTATTATCAGCTTGTGTTTTTAATAACGTTGCTAAAACTTCAAACGCGCGTGGATGTTGAGAATCTCTTGCGAGTTCCATCATCAGATCAATAGCCTCATTGCCCTTATCGATAAGCTCCTTATATGTCTCCCTTGAAGATTCATAGTCGTCCTGCAGGTGATCGACCTCTTGCGGGGATTCTTCTTTCGCCAATATTGGCAAATTCTTATTAAGAGCTTGAG